ATGACGACCTCGCTGTCAACGTGATCGAGGCGGGGCTGGACGACGGTGGTCTTCACGGTGTCGAAGTCGTAGAGATCGCCGAACAGAGAGACGGCGCCCAGGCCGTAGAGGCGGAACTGGGGGTTGTTCTTGGCCTCGACCTTGATGCCTTTGCCGTACTTCAGGTCGATGACCTGGATCATGCTGCCGCCGATGATCACGGCGTCGGAAGTGCCGAAGCCCTCCGGGATCCATTGGGAAAGATCGAGGCGCTGCTCGATCATCAGCTCGGCGCCTTCGCCGGCTGCGGCGAACTCCTCCAGGACGGTCTCGACATAGAAGTCGGTGGCCTCGTCCATCTCGCCGTTGTAGTAGTCGTCCTGCTGGATCTTGGCCAGGCGCTTCTTGTACTGGGCGTCGGTGATCTCATGCAGGACGTGGCGGAGCTTCAGCTCGGCCAGGCTGTGGGCGACTGTTCCCTCGTCGGCGTAGCTGCTGGAGCCGGGATCCGGACACTGATCAGACAGGGCGACGGATCCGGGGCAGTTGATCCAGCGGTATGCGGCCGATGCGGAGCAGCGGGCGTGCTTAGTCGGCATTGGTTTCCTCCTTTGCTGCTTCCATGAGCTTCGGCAGGTCAGCGAGTGCGACCTCGGTGAGCTTGCCCTTGCCGGTCTGCTCGTTAATGAGTTCCGCCGCACGGTTGTAGCCGCGCTTCTTGTTGAGGGCTGCGAGCTGCTTGCGGACGGTGATGCGGAAGTCCTCGGTCACTTCTGCGGGCGCAGCGGGTGCAGCCTCGTCAGCAGACTCATGAGATGGCTCAGCTTCCGCAGGGGCGGTCTTTTCGACCTTCTTGGTGTTCTTCTTAGGGGCAGGGTCCTCCGGTGCTTTCTGGGGCTCCTGGACGGTCTCAGCGGGTGCAGGAGCGTCCTCTGTTTCCTTGGATGCCTGGGCGAGCAGGTTCGGGGACTCGACGCCCATGTACTGCTTGAACTCGTTCAGGTTTGCAAATTCGACGGTGATCTTCATGCTTTTATTTCCTCCTTGTTCGTGTTATACTGGGACTGTGTTCTATTGGGCTCCGAGGCATTAGCTCCGGGGCTCAATCTTTTTGTGCAGCCATAGGCACCACCTCCTTCACAGTCTCAGGCTCCTCAGCCTCTGCGGTTTCCACGCTTCTCAGGATCGCCCGGTAGGCCGAGCGGGCCAGCATTGTCAGGTCAATGTCTTCCATGCGCTTGTCCTCCTTAGATGGTTTTGATGGTCTGATGACCTATGCAGCCGGTCCCCCCCCGCTCCCACACAAACCAGGAGTAGCTGGTGGCGTCGGTGCCTCGGCCGGTGAAGCTGGGGCGCTTGTGCAGGGTGTAGAGACCGCTGAGCGGGTGCTCCTGCCACCACTTGAAGCGCTTCTCGCTCTCCAGGAAGTTCGTCCGGAGCAGGAAGATCAGCAGGCCGCCAGGGTGCAGCAGCTCCAGGCTCTTATTGATGAAGTCCAGGGCCAGACTGTAGGGCGGGTTGCCTATGATGACATCGTAGCCGCAGTCGGGCTCGTAGTCGAAGAAGCTGCCGATTGTGACGTTGTCAGCCAGAGCTTCCAGGGTGCCCCGCTCCTCCGGTCGCAGCTCCACGGCGTCGATCCGGTTGTCGTATCCGCCTTCCCTCAGCACTCTGACGATCTGGCCGTTGCCGGCAGAAGGCTCCAGGATGCGGTCGCCGGAGCTGATGCCGTCGAAGTTGGCCAGGAAGGCCCGGACGGTTTCCGGCGGGGTGGCATAGAAGTCATAGGCCTTGCGCTCGCAGCCTCGGTTTGTGGCGCTCATTGAGGTGTCCACCTGCTTCCTTCGCAGATGAAGTAGTCGTCGGCCGGGATGTAACTCTCCAGGACGAGAGCGGTCGGGCTGCCATCGTGGCTGCAGCAGGCGTCACAGATGTGATCGCCTTCGCCTATCGGTTGCATATTGGCGCAGGTCTCGCAGCACTTGAAGGGCTCCGGCTTGCGTTGTCTGTTCTTTCTTCCCATGTGTGTCCTCCTTCAAATCGAGCACGATACGTGCACTTAATTTGTAAAAAAAATATAGCTCACACTGCGGTTGTAGCATTTAGCCAGCTTGATCTTGATTTCGTCGCGAGGGACTCGCTCACCGGCCTCGTACATAGCCAGAGCAGAGACGCTGATGCCGCAGGCCTCAGCCACTTCCTGGCGGCTCCTGTTGCCTCTCAGTTTTCTGAGCTTTTCAGCCATGACTTTGTTGTTCATGCTTGTCCTCCTTTCTTATTTCTGGACCTTCTTCTGGAGCTTCAGCCAGATCTTCATGGTGTCACGGGTGATATAAAACGATCCGCACACGGCGATGAAGTGGTCGAGGTAGGTGTGGACCACCTCGCCCTCGATGACGTACTTGGCGCCGATCCAGCAGAGCTCGAAGGCGATCAAAGTGCCCAGCAGGCAGGCGAGATAATTGGAATAATACTTGAAGCGGGTCATTGTTGTGTGTCCTCCTTTTCTTTGGTGGCAGCGAGCGCGTCGCACCACCCGATAAATGCTCGTAAAATGGGGTTGGTGTTGCCCTGGTCAGCCCAGCCGGCGAAGCCGATCCAGCCGTCAGCGTTGAAACTGATGCACTCCCGGCGCTCAAAGTAGTGGCTGTTGACGTAGAGAAAGCAGCTGATCAGGGCGCCGTTGGTCTTCCGTTTGAGGTCGATCCGGCGGCTCAGGTACATGGAACCCATCGAGGTCTCGCAGTCTGCGTTGGCCTTCTTGATGTGCTTGTTCAGCAGCATGACCAGAGTCAGGATGTCGCCCTCGGTCACGTCGGCATAGGTGAGGCCCTTGCCGGCGAAGTAGGCCCGGGCCTCGTTATTGGTGCAGACGGGGAGGATCCCCGTCTTTCTCATATATGCAGCCATCAGTTCGCCACCTCCTTACTTGAGCTCGCGGATCGTGGTCCGGAAGTGGAAGCAGACGATGTTATAGCCCGCCACACCGAAGGTCTCGACCACGGCCCTGCCTTCGGTCCCGATGATGAGGCCGTTGATGTCTCCCTTGCCGCCGATGTCCAGACCAGAGGCGTCCGTGATAGTACCGACGACCTTGTTGATCCGGCTGATCAGATCGGCGAGCTTTGCCTTCTTCTCATCTTCGAGGACGTTTTCGAGCCACTGCTCGCGCTCGGTTTCGTCTCGGATCTCGAGCAGCCGGTTGGTGATCTGATCGGTCCTGGCGGCGAGTTTCTCGCGGATGCTGCGGTAGTCGAGGCCGCGCTCCTTCAAGAACTCCTCGACGGCCTGACGAGGCCAGAGGTTTGCAAGGTCGCTGTCGCTGGGTTCCCGGTCTTTATAGATCTGACGATAGCGCTCCAACTCGGGGAGAGTGTGCAGTGCTTCCAGGCGAGCCTCTCGCTCCTTCTGACGGAGCTCCTTCCGGTACTCGATGAGTTCGATCCGGCGCTGCCGGTAGTAGAGGATCGCGCTGGCCTTCCACCTCTCGAGGAAGTCCTTGATCACTTGCGGGGCGTTTGCTTCGATGAAGGCGTCCCGGCTGATCTGGGCCCCGAGCTTGTCTTGCCAGTTTTTCAGGACGCGGCGAGCGTCCTCGAGCTTGTTGGTGGCGGTCTTGATGTCGTCCTCCTTGTAGCGGATATCGTACTGATCGGCGCCTTTGGAGATCAACTTGGCCAGCTGCTCGCGGTGCTTTGTGAGAACGGCCTCGCGCTTTGCGACGGCGCTCTGGGCATTTATTACCTTAGCTTCGAGCTCTTTCTTCGTCATGGTGTGTCCTCCTGTTGTTGTGGGTTCTCTAGCGTGCACGTTTCGTGCACATTCACAATATAGCACACGCTCCGTGCTCTGTCAAGCACATTTCGTGAAAATTTAATTGAAATTTTTGCACGTTATGTGTATAATCAAAGTATCTAAAATAAGGGAGGTCATTCTTATGGCTGAATTTGCAAAAATCTTTAAGAAATTACGACTGGAGCGGGAGCTGTCTCAGAGCAGACTGGCCGACCAGCTTGGCATATCAAAGAGCGCTGTCAATATGTATGAACGCGGAGACCGCCGCCCCGATTTCGAGACGGCGGAAGTGATCGCGGACTTTTTCAATGTAGATATGAACTATTTGCTGGGGTATTCTGATAAAATCACGCGGCTGTCCGGGGATCACACCGACCCCACATCCGGCCCCTGTGTTGAAGTTACTGCTGCGGAGCTGGAGCTGCTGAAGGCTTTCCGGCACGCCGGAGCTGAGACTCAGGCAGCGATCAGAGCGATCCTGCACATTTAACGGGGGACCCCGGGAAGGGAGGACGGTGCCATGCGCGGCGTCATTTATGCGAGATATTCACCAGGCCCGCACCAGACGGAGCAGTCCATCGAGGGCCAGGTTGCCGACTGTCAGCAGTATGCTGAGGAGCACGGCATTGACATCATAGAAATATATGCAGACCGGCACGTCTCTGGCAAGAGCGTCGTCGGCCGCGACGAGTTCCAGCGGATGCTGCGAGACGCGGAGAAGGGCCGCTTCGACTGCGTCCTGGTGTGGAAGATCGACCGCTTCGGTCGGGATCGCCAGGACATTGCTATGGGAAAAATGACCTTGAAGCGGGCAGGCGTCAAGCTGATGTACGCCCGGGAGAGCGTTCCGGAAGGTCCGGAGGGGATCATCCTGGAGAGTGTACTGGAGGGCCTGGCCGAGTATTACTCCGCCGATCTCCGTCAGAAGGTCATCAGAGGCATGAAGGAGACCGCGAAGAAGGGTCAGTATTGCGGCCAGCCTCTGCCCATCGGTTACAAGGTGGACTCCCAGCGCCACGTCGTCATTGACGAGCGGGAGGCTGCTGCTGTCCGTGAGGCGTTCAAAATGCACATAGCAGGCGCCCAGCTCCGGGACATCGTCCAGATGTTTGCGGAACGCGGGATCATGGGCCGGCGCGGGAAGCCGGTCTCCAATGCGGTCGTCTATCGTATGCTGCGGAATGAGAAGTACCTGGGCGAGTTCTACATCCAGGACGTGAAGCTGAACGTGGAGCCGATCATCGACCAGGCGACCTTCCTGGAAGCTGCCCAGCACTTTAAGACGAGCCGCAACAATGCGGCAGGGAGGGCGAAGGTGAACTATTTGCTGAGCTGTAAAATGTTCTGTGGGTATTGCGGCTCGATGATCAGCGCAGAGGCTGGCACCGGGAAGCTGGGGAAAGTGTACCGATATTACAAGTGCGGGGACAAAAAGCGCGGGAAGAAGTGCGAGCTGAAGCCGTTCCCGAAGGACCACCTGGAGGATGCGATCATCCTGGCCACGGTGAACGATATGCTGACCGATGAGATGATCGAGAAGCTGACCGTCCGGATCCTGGAAGTCCAGGAACAGGAAAACGCCGACGATCCCGTGGTGGGATTGCGTCGGCGTCTTGACTCAAATAAAAAGCGCCAGCGGAACTTGCTGGACGCGATAGAAGAAGGCGGGGCCCGTGGCCTGGTCTCTCGTTTGGCTGCCCTGGAGGAAGAGGAGGAGCGGCTGGTGCTGGAGATCCAGCGGGCAGAAATAAAAAGGCCCCGACTCACCCATGAGGTGGTCGAGGCCTGGCTGCGCTCCTTCCGCGTCGGAGACGTCACGGATGACGACTTCCGCGCTCGGTTGGTTGACACGTTCATCGCCCGAGTCGAGCTCCGCAACGATGAGGCGCTGATATTTTACAATATCCGAGAAAAGGGCCCGCACTCACGTGTTCGAGTACGGCCCGAATGGTGGAGCATACGGGATTCGAACCCGTGACCTTTTGAATGCCATTCAAACGCGCTCC